GGGGATGTTAGCGGAGAAGCAAACTTAAACTTTGTTTTTAGACCACAATCAATTTTTCCAAACAGGGCAGAGGGCGGCTCTACGTCAGACAAAACTCCTGTACAGATGGAGATGGACTTGATATTAAGGGAAACAAAAGATCCTGTTAGCGGTAACACTGCACCTCTAGGCGCTACGCCAGAGGAAGTACGTGATGATATACCTATCAATGCTAGTCCTAACGAGTTTGTAATTAACGCTGCAACTAGACGTTATTACGGCACAGAGTTCTTTGAAGAGCTACAAAAGTCTGCTGCAGAAGGTTGGGAGCGTATTAAAAAGGGTGAAGAGTCTTACTTTAGAGATGATGAACTTGATGTAGAAGATGACGAAAAAGGACAAGATAAACCTCGCATAGGTATGAATAAGGGTGGAAAAGTGTCTGAACCTGTAGACACAGGTAAAAAAACTCCTACTGGTAGGATTATTTGGAACGATGGTGGACAAGATTATTCTGAAAGGACTACCACTGTAAAAGCATCAGATGGTAGATTTTATACTATACCAACTGTAGATGAAAAGGGTAAACAACCTTATAGTGATGAAGCACTTGTAAAGTACATTGATAAATATGGACCTATTGATTTTTTAACTGGAGAAAAACTTCCTGCATTTAAAACAAAAAAAGAAGCAGTTATGTATGCAAAAGAAAGATCAAAGACTAGAAAAGATATGCAAGAGGGTGGAATTGTGCCTCAGCCTGTAGGCGGTGGCTATGGTGGCTACGGCGGTACAGGATCTGTGTTCATGGGTTTTGAGCCTAGAGTTTTTGTAAATGATACCACAGGACAAAGAGTAACTATATTCTTTTTTAATGGTAGACCTTTAAGTAGAATACCTTCAGGTTTTCGTGAAAAAGAAGTAGATGTCGTAGAAGAACAAAAAGCAGTAGAGTCTGCTAGAAAAGATCGTAGAGAAGAAATAGAAAGAGAAGATAGTTTTAGAACTAAAAATGTTGATGAGTGGGAACCTTTAGATTATCAAGATCACTACGATGAATTAAATAGTGCTTTAGATAATAAAAGAAATCCTTTAAAATTAAGTATTGTAGAAAGAGCTATAGTGGGTCTAGTGGGTTCAACTATTGCTGGTCCAATTGGAGGTATAGGTTTAGTAAAACTTGCAGAAAAACAAAAAAGAGATAGAGCACAAACAGTTTTTGAAAAGACTGCAAATATAATGGATGCAGATACAAGAGAAACTAAATTTGATGATCCTTACTATGCTACAGTTGCAGATACTAATTATATACTAGGTTCTGCTTTAGGTGTTTCAGGTTATGATCCTGTAGTAGCTAATCCTTATAAAGATAGAGAGTTGGATGAAGGGGGTTTTCCTACAGAACAGGCCCTCAGAGATAGAGGTATATCCACTATAGAAGAAAGAGGTTACACTTTTGATCCAGATAGAGGATACGTTTTAGTAGGTTCAGCTGCTCCTGATATATATCTTAGACCTAGATCAAGAGCACCAAGTGCTACACGTATTGATGAAGATACAGGTCAAATATTACCAAATATTAGAATTACAGAAACACCAAGAACAGATCCTGATACAGGTGAAGAAGATACAGTCACTGGTAATAGATTTACTGAAATGCTTGGTGGTTTAGGGGCAGGTGAAAGAAGATCTAGAGCAGATGTGCAAGAAGAAAACTTAGCAAGTTCTATTGGCGTTTCTGTTGATAGATACAGAGACATGTCTCCCTACGAAAGATCTCAAGCTTTAGGTGGTAGTGATGCTGCAGACGATAGAGAAAGACAAGCTTTTCAAAACAGACAACAAAGATTAATTGATTCAGGAGGAGATGTAGAAACTGCCTTTGCTTCAGAAATAGCAGCAGTAGATAGAAAAGAAAGAAGCGACTTTATAAAAAGCTTAACAGAGGATTATTTAAGGGCTACAGGTCAGCTTCGTGACTGATACTAAACCTACAACGATAAGGCTACCCAGCAATAACGCTGGCCCCATATAAGAAAGGAATACAATATGCCTGAGTTAGCAGAAGTGGAGACACCAAAAAATGCAGGATTCGTACAATCAAAGAGTACAAGAAATGCAAACAAGAAGCGTATAGAACAGGATGAAGCAGAACTCAAAGCCCTTATGGAAGGGGGATCATCCAGTGACGAAGAGGCCAGTACCAAAGAGGCAGAGGCCAATACAGAAGTTAAAGAAGAGGCGTTATCTGCAGAAGAAAGAACGTTTAAAAAACGGTATAGTGATTTACGCAGCCATCTAAATAAACAGAACGAAGAGCTAAAAGAACTCAAAGCTCAACTAAAAAATGCTGCAAATAATGGTGCTGTACGTCCACCAGCTAGTGAAGAAAGCATAGATGCTTGGGCTAAGAAGTATCCTGAGATAGCACAGATCGTAGAAACCATCGCTGACAAAAAGGCAAACGAAAAGTTTAAGAACGCTGACGCTAGACTGCAAGAGCTAGACAAAATAGCTGCAGAAACACACCGTGCTAAAGCTGAAGATGAGATACGTTCTATTCACAAAGACTTTGATGATCTACGTGCTAGTGATAACTTTCACGAGTGGGCAGAAGAACAACCTAAGTGGGTACAGGATGCCTTGTACGAAAACCAAGATGACCCTAAATCAGTTGTACGTGTAATTGATCTGTACAAGATCGACAACGGTATGGACGTAAAAGGTAAGCGTAAGTCTACTAAAGATGCTGCTTCGCAAGTCAAGACCAAACGTACAACTAAAGTAGAAACTAACGACACATCAGGAAGCTTTCGTGAGTCAGATGTGCAAAGGATGACAGCCCAAGAGTATGAGGCTAACTCTGATGCAATCATGGAGTCAATACGTAGCGGTAAATTTATTTACGATCTTTCTGGTGCTGCACGTTAAAAAAGTATTGACATTACACAATTTATATGTATAACTGTGTATGTTAAGACAAGAGTATAAAGCCCTAATACTATTAGCTACCTTTGTACTTTTACTAAACTAAGCCAAACAACTAAGTTAAGACCTACCTGATTTAGTATAGGCCCAAGCTAACCTGATCAGTACGCTTGCACCCTAAAAACATCAGCCCCTTAAAATACGTTTGGGCTTACTTCACATAAGCCAGCAAACATCTAAGGAGGATTATATCATGGCTTTTTCATCCGCATCAGGTTATGGGAACTTACCTAACGGTAATTTTAGTCCCGTAATCTACTCCAAACAGGTACAGCTTGCGTTCCGCAAGAGTGCCACTGTTGGGGATATCACAAACTCTGATTACTTTGGGGAGATTTCTGCCCAAGGTGATACAGTCAGAATTATCAAGGAGCCTGAGATTTCAGTGCAATCCTACACAAGGGGAACCACTGTCACAGCACAAGACCTTGACGATGAAGACTTTACATTGGTTGTTGATAAATCCAACTACTTTGCTTTTAAGATGGATGACATCGAAGAAGCACACAGTCACGTTAACTTCATGCAGCTTGCAACTGATAGAGCAGCGTATCGTCTAGCTGATCAGTATGACCAAGAAGTTCTTGGTTATTTGTCAGGCTTCAAGCAGTCTGCACTACACGCAAAAGCTGACACAGCTAACACCACCGCAAGTGGTGAAAAAGCTGTTCTCTCTGCAGGTTCAGACGAATTGCTATCCAGCATGAAGTTGATCAAGAGTTCATTTGGCAACATTACTACAGCATCTGCTGGTGATCACTCGATTCCAGTAACTGCTCGTATGCCAGGTGCAACTTCACTGCCGACTGCAACTGTGTCACCTGCTATGATCGTAGCTCGTATGAAGCGTTTGCTTGATCAACAGCAAGTTGATACACAAGGGCGTTGGCTGGTAATAGACCCTGTATTTATGGAGATACTTTCCGATGAGGACAGTCGCTTTATGAATGGAGATTACGGTGAGTCTGGTGGACTTCGTAACGGTCTAGTGATCAACAACTTTCACGGCTTTCGTTTGTATGTGTCATCAAACCTACCAGCATTAGGTGATGGTCCTGGCACTTCAGGCACAGCAAACCAAAACACAAACTTTGGTGTGATTGTTGGTGGACATGACAGCGCAGTAGCAACTGCTGAACAGATCAACAAGACGGAAACGTATCGTGATCCAGACAGCTTTGCTGATATCGTCCGTGGGATGCATTTGTATGGGCGCAAGATATTGCGGCCTGAAGCAATTGTAACCGCTAAATATAACGCAGCGTAAGGGAGGATTGAATT